CAAATTATATCTTCATTTCCTAATTATAGAAAAAATCTTCTTAATGAAAATGGTCCTGATCCATTTAGACCATTTTTCTTTAAGTTATATTATGGTTCATCAGATGAGAAAACTATTCGCTCTCACACACAAGACTATATTGATGCAATAGATCAAATACTCACATATCAGAACAAGCTATTAATATGTGCTTATCATGGTGGAGATTTAACTAAGTTTAATTTGGGTTGGTCCAGTGATAAGATGTTTAGTTATAATCCTAATCCATACAACTTAAATCGCGGTCCTCAGAACAACTACGGCGAGGAGTTGCCTGGAATAGATGCCTTCTTTGAAGAAGATACAGAGAAAGTTAGAGCGTGGGTGTTCTCGTCTCTCAATCATAAGAAGAATGAATCTTTTATTAGAGAAAATAACTTCACCTGGGATATCGCTCGCTATGGTCCAAGACGTGGTAGCTTTAAAACTAAGCGTCTAAAAGAACCAGATATGTGCCGTGAGTATAAGAAGAACTGGGGTTGTTTACTTCCTAAGTACTATCACGCGGGATCAGGATGGTGGCGCTCTCGCGTGCAGCAAGTAGCAGATGTTGGATCTATTTTATTCTGTGACACTGTTGAAGGAGCTATCTACGGAGATGCATACACCAACTTAAAAATCTCAGATATCGAGAGCATGGACAACACACAGCTCGAGAAGTTAGCTAAATACCAGCATGATTGCCTATATGATAATCATCCGCTGGATAAGAAAGTTCAGCGTGCTGAGCTGAATAGGGTATTGGAGTCGTAATGAACCACGCTGCTATTATACCACTCATAGGTGGTGAAGCACTTGCGTCTGCTGAGGTGTTTGGCAGCAGACCTGATTATATCTTAAGTTACTCTGCATTTAAGAATAACGACTCTCACCTACTTAATTACTGGAATCATGAAGTTCCGTACTACCTGTTGGACGAAGGACAGAAACACCCTCATAAAGTAGATGTAGTTTCATCTGTCTGCCCGTGCGCTGGTCTATCGATGATGTCCCACGGTTATGGTGATCAAAATGAAAACAACAAGTGGATGATAGAGTCATCTGAGTACGTACTCGGACAGATGCAACCAACTGTTCTTTGGGGTGAGAACGCTCCAGGTCTAATTGGTAAGATAGGTACTACTGTCAGGAACCAACTAATAAACATTGGTAGGAAATACGGCTACACTATGACTCTGTATAAGACAAAGAGTCTACTTCACGGCGTACCACAAGTTAGAGATCGCACTTTTTACTTCTTTTGGAAGGGAAATAAGACTCCATTACTTCACTACTATAATACTCCATACACTAAGATAGAAGACCTTATTCTAGGAGTCAACTCTAACTTTCAGATGGAACCAATCAATAAGAATAAGCCGTCTCAAGATCCTTACTATCGCTACTTACTGGAAGTTGTCTATGGTGGTATAACTCACCGCGAGCACTTTAATAGAATTGATCCAAATAATATCTCGGTGAGAAGTTATGACGCTAAGAGCTTAATTGAAACATTTGGTCACGACTATAAGCAGGTTGGTCAGTGGATGCAGGAGAACGGATACGATAGAGAAGTATCTAAGTGCGATCGCATGTACAATAAACTTAAAGATGGTGGTAATATCATGCGTCGTGGAACAATAGTTCCAAAGGAGTACATTGGCGCTTTTGTTGGTCACTATCCAACGATGCTGACACATCCTCACGAGGATCGCTATATTACGTATCGAGAAGCGATGACCATTATGGGTTTGCCATCTGACTTTGAACTATTAAATCCTTCTAAGAACTTTAATCACATCTGTCAGAACGTCCCATACAATACCGCAAGAGATATGGCAATAGAAGTGAAAGCTGCGCTGAGTGGTGAAAGAAATTATGTTGACAGTCGATTGATTTATCAGTATAATAACAATCAAACATATGTTCTAGAAGCAAGTAATGATTTAAGTGATTTTTTTGAAGTTGCTTAGTAGATATCTTAGGATTATAGTATGACAGATAAGAATCTCAAATATAAATACGATGAAGGCAAAATTATAGCTGACTTTAAAGCATATATAGATAAAACGTACTCACAACACTATCAGACAGAGAACAACGTCCAGTGCTTTGATGCTTGGATCGCTCTCGAAGATGCGACGCCTACGTTTAGAAATACCGCTATGAAGTATCTCTGGCGTTACGGTAAAAAGAATGGTAATAACAAAGACGATTTGATGAAGGTATTGCATTACACAATTATGTGTTTGTATAATGATCATTATAAGAAAGGTGATTAGAGAATGGAAATTAAAATTGATATGGAGAAGTTACGCGAGCGTGGTTTATTTGTAGCTACTCCAATGTATGGCGGCCAGTGCGCCGGTATGTTTGCAAAGTCTTGTGCTGATCTATCTGCTATTTGCACACAATATGGTATTCCTCTTCAGTATTATTTCTTGTTTAATGAGTCATTAATTACACGCGCGCGTAATTATTGCTGCGATGAATTCTATCGCTCACCATCGAAACATATGATGTTCATTGATTCTGACATTGGTTTTAATCCACAAGATGTTATTGCTCTTATGGCACTTCAAGCTAATGATCCAGACAAATATGAAATTATTGGTGGTCCATATCCTAAGAAATGTATTTCATGGGAAAAGATTAAGTTAGCAGTTGATAAAGGTATTGCTGACGAAGATCCTAATGTACTTGAGAAGTTTGTTGGTGACTATGTGTTTAATCCGAAAGGTGGTCAAGCATCTATTCGTATCGACGAGCCAGTTGAGGTTCTTGAGATTGGCACTGGCTTTATGATGATCACAAAGGATGCTTTTACAAAGTTTAATAATAAGTATCCAGAATATCTCTACCGTCCTGATCACGTTCGTACAGAACACTTTGACGGATCTCGTAAGATCATGATGTACTTCCAAGCAGAGGTAGATCCTAAGTCTGAGCGCTATTTGTCTGAAGACTATTGGTTCTGTCAGAAAGCACAGGAAGCAGAAATTCGTACATGGTTCTGTCCTTGGATGAAACTACAGCATGTTGGTAGTTATATCTTTGGTGGATCATTAGCAGATCTAGCAGCTATTGGTGCTGCAGCTACTGCTGATCCAAGTGCGCTTGGAGGTAAGAAGAAAAAAGACAAAAAGTGAGTGACTTAATTTAAACTATGGAGTATAATATGAAATTGGATCAAAAAACGCTGAGTGTTATTACAAACTTCTCACGTATTAATCCTTCACTTCTTTTCCGTGAAGGTAATGTTTTGAGAACTATGTCACCAAATAAGACTATTCTAGCAAAAGCAAAAGTAACTAATACTTTTCCATCAAAGTTTGCTATCTATAATCTGTCACAATTTTTAGGCATTCTATCTATTATGAACGATTATCAGATGAACATTGGTGATAAGTCTGTTAAGGTTACTAGTGGTAAAGCATCAATTGAATACTATTTTGCTGATGAAGATACCATTAAAGTTGCCCCTGAAAAAGATATTTCATTGCCATCTATTGATGTTGAATTTGATATTAAGCATTCAACAATGACAGAAATTATCAAGGGTGCTTCTCTTCTTGGTCTTGCTGATATTGCTATTGAAGGTGATGGATCAAAAATCTATATTAAGGCTTTTGAATCCAAGAAAACTACAAATAACAATTTTAGAATTGAGATTGGTGAGACAACAAAGAACTTCCAAATTGTCTATAAGTCTGAAAATCTTGTGAAAATTTTTGAAACTGATTATCACGTTGAAGTATCATCAAAAGGTATTTCACACTGGGCTTCACTTTCTAATGCTGATGAAATTCAATACTGGATTATGGTTGAAGCTACTTCAACATACAATGGTTAATTTGCTTGGGTGGGAGGAAACTCCCACTCCTTTTTTGTTATGAGGTTATATTATGCTAGAAGAATTTCTGTGGGTAGAAAAGTATCGGCCCAAAACTATTGAGGAGACTATTCTACCTCAAGATTTAAAAACTACATTTCAACAGTTCGTTGATAAAAAAAACATTCCTAATCTACTTTTAACTGGTTCAGCAGGTGTTGGTAAGACAACTGTCGCTCGTGCTATGTTAGAACAACTTGAATGTGACTATATTGTCATTAATGGATCTATGAATGGTGGTATTGATACATTAAGAAATGATATACAGAATTTTGCTTCAACCGTATCATTTATGGGTGGTCGCAAATATGTTATTCTTGATGAGGCTGATTACCTTAATGCAAATAGTACACAACCTGCTCTTAGAAACTTTATGGAAGAGTTCTCAAAGAACTGCGGTTTTATTCTCACTTGTAATTTTAAAAATCGTATCATTGAACCACTTCATTCTCGCTGTTCAGTAGTTGACTTTAAAATATCTAAGTCGGATATGGCTAAACTTGCTGGTAACTTTTTTAAGAGAGTGTCCAGCATTCTCGATCAAGAAAACATTCAGTACGATAAAGCAGTAGTTGCTGAAGTTATTAAAAAACATTTTCCTGATTGGCGTCGAGTCCTTAATGAACTTCAGCGATATTCTGCCACGGGTAAAATTGATAGTGGTATTCTGTCAAATCTTCAAGAAACTTCTATCAAGGAACTTGTTGATCTTTTGAAGGATAGAAATTTTACAGAAGTTCGTAAATGGATTATGCAGAACACTGATCAAGATCAAAATCATATCTTCCGCAAATTCTATGATACATCAAAAGATTACTTTAAAAAGGAATCCATACCTGAACTAGTTCTTCTCATTTCACAGTATCAATACCAAGCCGCTTTTGCTGCTGATCCTGAAATTAACCTTGCCGCTTTCTTTGTGAAAGTGATGACAGATTGTGAATTCTTATGACATATGACTGGCGCTATGAAAATAGTATTAACACCACAAAGGAATACTATATCGTTGAAGGACCACAGGTAGAACACAAATATGCACCGTGGAGAACTAATAGGTCACTATCAAACTATCCAGATACTATTATGGATGCTTCAATCATGAATATGTGTGGTCATCTTGACTCACAACTTCAATTTGACTACTATTTCTATGCTATTCGAAAGAAAAAACGCTTCTTTAAACGCCCAAAGGTAGACAAAGACACTGACTTCCACCTAATACAAGAATACTATAAATATAATAATCGGAAAACTGAGGAGGCTCTTCGGATCCTAACCAAGGACCAGATTAAGATTATTGAGAAAAAGCAAGAAAAAGGTGGGATAAAATGACTTTAATAGATTCACTAATTGAGGTGAAAATAGCCGAAGAAGAAGACTTTTTAAAAATCAAAGAAACTCTCACTCGTATTGGCGTGGCATCTCGGAAAGATCAAAAACTTTATCAGTCATGCCATATTCTTCATAAGCAAGGTAAGTATTATATAGTTCACTTTAAAGAGTTGTTTGCTCTTGATGGTAAACCTTCTGACTTTACTGTTGAAGATAAAGGTCGTCGTAATACTATTATTCAACTTCTTGAAGAGTGGGGTCTTATTAAAGTTGTTGATGAGAATAGCATTAAAGATCCAAAAGCACCTATGTCACAAATAAAGATTATTCCACATAAGGATAAAGCTAATTGGACACTTGAAGCAAAATACAATATTGGTAGAAAGAAGAAGTAGATGTTCAAAATCTTTAGAATGAAGCCAAAAACGCCGGCAGAAGTGAAAATTGAACAAATTATCAAAACCATGTTTCCACCATTGGAACTTCATATTGACAAAGATGGAAACAAATATCATATTGATCACTCATTAGATACTAATCTTGAAGCGGCATTAATGGATCTTGAAGAAGGTCATAATGATGCAGCAAGTCAAAAAACAATCCGGAGCGTAGCAGATCAAATTATACGTGTCCGTAAGCTATTAGAAGCATATCAGCTTATTGACGATGAAGCAAAATACTTCATTGCAGAAGATCCGGAGACAAGAGATGTTGAAGAAATACAAGCTACAGAAAGCTACCATTGATAAGTTCATTGACTCTCTTGAAGAGATGATCGATGCTCGCGATGATATGTGGCAAGAAGAACAAAATTGCAACTATCGAGAGATGTGGAAGATTAAAGAACAGAGATATCTTCCGGCTAAAAAAGCGCTTAAGAAAACTCTCTATGCTTTTATTGCCGAGGTGATAGAAGAGGAAGAACCTGAGCAATAAAAAAGTTATTGCTAAGTACATTTTTTTGTGTACATTTATTCCGGCATGATGTACTATCATAGAATAAGGAGTATATCTAATGAGCCTCGACTATATCTATAAAAAATTCCAAGATCTTGACAATATCGACGAAAAAATTGCTTACCTTCAAGAGCTTAGCAATATGGATCTTGACTATAACATCAACTTTGACAATCTCATCAAAGCTTGGCAATCCAAGAAATAACCTCAGCAATAGTACTTAGCAATAAAAAAGTTATTGCTAAGTACATTTTTTTGTGTACATTTATTCTGATCTGATATAGTATAAGAATATAAGCTGAAGGGAAACACAATGACCACCACTGACATAGCAATAACATTATCACCATTCGCAGTTTTCTTCGTGATTGCCGCGATTGGTTTTGGTTTCGCTCATTACTTCGATGTGAAAGGTCAATAATATGTCTAAACAAGTTCAAATCCGTTCGGCAGTTTTGACTTTGCAAAAGTTACTGGATCATAATGGTGGTTCTGGTTATGGTCGTGGTTACATGGCTCAGATGGTTACT